TGCTGATGCGCCAGTAGATAAAGCAGCATGGGCAACATACCGTCAAGCCTTGCGTGACTTGCCTAAAGAAGCTGGCTTTCCTTGGGATATGACTTGGCCTACAGAACCAAAGGCGTGATATGCAATTCACATGGAAAATTGAGGAACTGTCAGCCGTTGATGGTCTGATTACTCACGCTAAATACCGTTGCACAGCATCAGAGGACGATAAATCTGTTGAGACTGAGGGCAATTGGTGGTTTGCTGACCCGATTCTGAAGATTCCTTTTGACCAAGTGACAGAAAAAATAGTCGTTGATTGGATTGAAGCCGAGGCTATGCGAGACGGTAAAAATCTTATAAAATCACGACTAGAGGAACAATTGGCGCTTCTTGAGAAGTCGAAATCTGTTGTACCCCCGTGGAAACCACAAGTGTTTACATTGGAGCTTAAACAATGGTAATGCCGATTGACATCATTTCTAGGGCGCTTAAGGACATTGGCGCTCTGGAAGCTGGTGAAACACCTACGCCAGAAGCGGCGCAGGATGCGTTTGATATGCTGAACGACATGATCGATCAGTGGTCTAACGAATCCATGATGGTGTTCTATAAAAATGAAATCATTTTCCCTATTACGCCAGGCCAAACCCAATACACAATTGGCCCAACAGGTGAAATCGGCGCTACCTTCACAGGCTACATTAGCGGCACAGTTCTTACGATAACTGGCATTACTTCTGGCGGCGTTTCTGCTGGCATGATGTTAAGCGGCGGCGGCGTTATTCAAGGCACAACTATTGTCGCCTTCCAAACTGGCGCTGGCGGCAACATTAACGAAGCTGGCACATATACCCTTAACTTATCTCAAGTTGTAGGCTCTAGCGCCTCTCCCGTCACGTTTACAGCTTACTATCAGCGGCCCTTGTCAATTTCTAGCTGCTTTGTGCGTATTAACACAAACAGCAACGGCGTACCGATTACAAACGGTGGCTTGGACTATCCAGTAGCTGTGTTGTCGCTGGAAGAATACGAAATGATCGGTTTGAAAACGCTGAATGGCCCTTGGCCCAAGGCGCTTTACTATCAGCCGACAGAGTTGTTAGGCAATATCTATCTGTGGCCTAACCCCGCTCAAGGTGAAATGCACATCTTTAGCGACAACATTTTTAGCCGCTATACAACGGTAAACGACACGATTCAGTTACCTCAAGGCTACACAAACGCTCTGCGCTGGAACTTGGCTTATTTCTTAATGCCGATGTATGGCAAAGCCTCGCCAACGCAGATTGCGATGATTACTAAGAACGCTAACGATGCCAAAGCGACTGTGAAGCGCACCAACATGAAGCCGCCTCAAGTTGCACGTTATGCGGATGCTCTGCTGGTGGGTCGTCAGAAGGATGCCGGCTGGATTCTCAGCGGGGGGTTCTTTAGATGAGTGACTTTGGCTTTGTTGGGCCAAGTTACGAAGCCCCATCAATTTATCAAGAGTCGCAAGAGTGTATTAACTGGCGACCTGAGATTGACCCTTTAAAGCAACCTGGCAACCGTGGGGTGGTTGCGCTTTATCCTACGCCTGGTCTTACCACTCAAGCGGTTTTAAATACTGCTGTGGTTCGTGGGATGCACACGGTTTCTGGCGGTAGTCAACTTATTGTTGTCTGCGGTGCTTACGTTTATGCGCTGACCTCTAACTTAGTGGCTAACGTTATTGGCATTTTAAACACGTCAACAGGCCAAGTTCAAATTAGCGACAACGGCGTTAACGTTTACATTGTTGACGGTTCACGGCGCTATGTTTGGTATATTTCTAGCCCTGCGAACGCTGTATTTACTGGCTCGGTTAGCGGGACAACCTTAACCGTTACAAACGTCAGTTCTGGCACGATTGCTATCAATCAATCTTTAAATGGCCTTGGCGTCCTTGCTAACACGGTTATTACGGCTTTAGGGACGGGTACAGGCGGTATTGGCACATACACAGTCAACCAATCACAAACAGTCGCTGCAAGCAAGTTAGGTTCGTCTACTGTTGGCGCTGTTGTTACTGGCTCTATTACAGCCAATGTTTTGACAGTCACAGCCGTTACCAGCGGCACTTTGCACCTTGGACAGACTATTTACGGCGCTGGCATTTCGTCCAACGTAGTGATTACAGCCCTTGGAACTGGCACTGGCGGCACAGGCACATACACGGTCAGCGGTACGGCTACCGTTGGCTCAGAAACGCTTTACGCTATCCAGTTCACGACTTTGCCCTCTACTGATGGTGCATTTTCTGGTGGTTCGTCTGTTGACATTGTGGATAACTACTTTGTTTACAACAACCCTGGGACGCAGCAATGGGGCGCTTCTGGTTTGCTTTCGCCCATTTCTAGCTCTACGTCCTATGCGTTTAAAGACGCAGCCCCCGATAAGCTAGTCGCTTTGGTCGCTGACCATCGTGAAGTTTATTTGATGGGTGAAGTGTCGTCCGAAGTGTGGACAGATGTAGGCGCTATTCCCTTCCCTTTCCAGCGTATCCCTGGCACATCCACTCAACACGGTATTGCTGCGCCTCAGTCGCTATATCGATTGGGTAATTCGTTTGCTTATGTGTCCCGCAACAACCGTGGGCAAGCACAGATCATGCAAATGAATGGGTATATCCCAACCCGCATATCTACTCATGCTGTTGAAAATACGCTTGTAAATCAGACAGTTAGCGATGCTGTTGCTTACACTTACCAGCTAGAGGGCCACGAAGTTTATGTGGTGACTTTCCCTAGTATTGGTGCTAATGGGTTGACTTGGTGCTATGACGCAACAACCCAGATGTGGCACAAATGGCTGTATTGGGACGGTAATCAATACACCCGCCATCTTTCTAACTGCTCGGCTTTGTTCCAAGGCATGGTGCTTGTTGGCGATTATGCCAACGGCAAGATTTACGAACTTGACCCACAGAATTACACAGATGACGGTCAAACTATACGCAGATTGCGTAGGACGCCTCACCTGACTACCGACTTGCAGCGTCAGTATTTTGACGAATTGCAAATTCAGTTTCAGCCAGGCACAGGAACAACGGGGCTGTTTACTCAAGGCATAACTACTTCGTCACCTAATACGCTGGTGATTTCGCCTAGCCAGAGTTTTGTTATTCAATCTTTCCAGACTTATACGATTGGCACAGGCAATTCTTTTACGGCTAATCAAACAACGACCTCGCCTCAAGCTATGGTTCGTTGGTCTAATGATGGTGGCTCTACATGGTCACGGGAATACTGGGTAACTATTGGGCAGCTTGGTCGGTACAAGAATCGTGCTATCTGGCGGCGCTTGGGATGGGCTAGAGATCGTGTGTTTGAAGTGGTCTTTACTGACCCTGTAAACAGCGTAATTGTGTCGGCTAACTTGAAATCTAGCGTGGGAGAAAACTAATGGCTAACGGCGTTTCTACTACACAGCAGTTAAATCCATATCCACAATCGGTTTTTTTGGATGGAAACACGCAAAGACCAACAAGAAGTTGGCAACAATTCTTCCTTAATTTGTTAAACTTCAGTAGTGCAACCACAGCGACTGCTGGTTCTGCAACTTTGCCTAGCAATCCTGTGGGATTTATCAACGTAACGGTGAACGGTCAGTCCTTCAAAGTACCATATTACAGCCCATGATAACTTTTCAAAAAGAGCCATTGTTTCCATTTGTTGATGAAGCATTGGCCCTTTTTAAAGAGCATTATGAAGAAATTGCAGAACGCACTGATGTTATAGAGCTTGACCCCGACTTAGACCGTTATAAGACGCTTGAAAACGCCAAGATTTTGGAAGTTCATACAGCAAGAGATGATGGCAAATTGGTTGGTTATAGTTTGTGGATGGTGGTAAACCACTTGCACTATAAAAAAAGCGTCACGGCTAGCTCAGACATTCTCTATATTCACCCTGATTACAGAAAGGGGTTGCTTGGATATAGGTTTCTAAAGTGGACGACTGAAGAAATTAAAAAGCGGTCACCACAGAGAATCTTATTCCACATGAAGCCTTTTCTTGATTATGGGCATTTGGTTGAGAGATTGGGTGGTCATTATTTTGAAAAGACTTATTCAATAGTTTTGGGGTAACTTATGGGCATTTCTGCTGTTATTGACGCTGTT